ATGTATTATGAGAAACCTTCTGTTATAAAAAGAAGGATGAAAAAGAGAAGAAAAGCCACTTTGGACAAGTTGAAAGCCAAACAAGAAACTAATTAATAAACAATAGGAGAAGAAAATGCCGAATTTGCCACCAGATCCACCACATGACCGAGGTTGGACGCACTCGTATCCAAGAGCTGGATTAGGGAATGCTGCATCATATTTGGTTGCTGGTACCCCATATTTAACTGGTGCTGCTAGTATCCCAATTACGACACAACACAAAATCGAATTTCCCAGAGTTGCGAGAGAGGTTGTGGTTTGGAATAAAGCAGGGACGACTTTAAGGGTGTACTTTGGAGATGCTGCACCGCCAGGTAGTTGCAAAGATGGCGGCACTTTCGATGGTCTACATTATGTGACTCTTACTGAAGATCGCGACTCTTTTACATTTCGTTGCAAATGTAAAGAAATATATATTTATAATGCTGATGGAGCTACTGAGGGGTCCTACGAAGTCTATGCAGAATTGACATCGATTTCTACTGAAGAAATGTACATACTCACCGGTTCAGGAATTACATTGGGACCACAGGATCCAAACTGGAATGAATCGAATCAATAAGGAGATTAATTAAATGTCAGGACCAGGAGGAGGCAGTGGCCCGAACCCAAGTAATACTAATTTACCTTCGTTGATCGTCAGCGGTAGTGCACACACATTCCTCGAAATCAACTCCGCCGCCGGCTTCGATTCAGGATTCCAGCTGCAGAAGGACAATCAGACATATTGGCAAGTGAAAAACTCACACGCCGCCGGGGATGATTTTGTTATTCGTGATTATGGATCCGCCAACGTTCTCACCCTTAAAGACGGATCCTTAGACGCCGCGATTGAAACCACGTCCACTGGCGTGTCGCTGGGTGGAGTGACCACCCTTGCTATCGGCGGACACACGCCGAAAGCCCCCACCCTCATTACTGGAATAACAGTTGCTAACCCAGGCGTAATAACAGCCGCTGGCCATGGCCTTAGCAACGGCGACAGAATTTCAATTATGGGTGTCAAAGGCATGGTTGAGGTTGACGGGCCGAATAGTTTTCAAACTGATCAATGGGATTGGATCACCCACACCGTGGCTGGAGTTAGTGGTGCGAACTTTAACATTGGTGTAGACACGCGTGGCCATACCGCTTGGTCTGAAGGCGGCATCATCTCTACCCCTGTCGATCTGGGAGCTAGTAATAATTGCGGGGGCTTGTGCTCACTTACCTCTAACACAAGGAGTGGGTTTCTTACGATTACTCTTGGCGCGCAACTAGACACCAGCACCAGTGCGAGCCTCAAGATTGTGAGCAATAAAATTAAAGATGGTGACGTCGTACTGCTTCAGATAATGGACACCGCCAACGACACACTCGTCGCCCTCGCCTCTTTCTCCACTTGGGCCATTGTCGAAGGCTCCTTCGTCATCAACATTTATAATTCTACCGGCTCGCACCTCGCCGACAACTCAGTTGTGAACCTCACTTGGATAGCGCTATAAATTATTGAGGAATTAGAAGCGAAACTCGAAAACCAGTAGAACCGTATTATAATATGGCATTTTAACGTTTATGCTACTATTTATCTTAGATACGTATCAGGAGACAAAATATGTCGAATACTAGCATGTTAGAACAAGCAATTGTTGATGCAGAAACCTTGAAAGAAGCAGCTTTAAAAAGCGCAGAATCTACTATTCTCGAAAGATATTCTACTGAAGTTGAAAAGGCTGTTAATTCTCTTTTAGAGCAGGAGGCGCCCATGATGCCTCCGCCTATGCCAATGCCAATGCCTGGTGAAGAGCCTCTAGAAGAAACAGAAGATCAGTTTGATAGTGTTCCACATGCTCACTATCAAGAAGAAGCCCTCGAGGAAGACCAAGAGGTCGATATCGACTTGGATAAGTTGGCTGAAGAATTGACAAGAGAACTCGATGAAGACGTATTGGAAGAGGACGATGCTGAGACTGAAGAAGAAGACAACGACGAAGAAGCAGTTGAGCTTACAGAAGAACAACTAGCTTCCATCATTGAAAAAATTACTGGTCTCCCCAAAAACGTACCAACTGGTCAAGCCGGCGGCGCTTCAAACGCAACTCTTGATGAAGAAAACGAAGACATTGCTCTTGCTCAAGAAGCACAGGGCGATGAAGACGAAGACGAAGAGACAAAGAAAGAAAACAAAAAATTGAAAGAATCAATTAAAAAGCTCCAAAAAGATAAAAAGACTCTTTTTGAGCAAAACAAAAAATATAAGAACTTGCTTGTGCAGGTGAAAGAAAGACTCGAAGAAGTGAATCTTTCAAATGCCAAGCTTTTGTACACGAATCGCGTGTTGGGTAGCACCTCCCTGAATGAGCGACAAAAAATTAAAGTTGTCGAAGCTCTATCTAAAGCCGGTTCTGTTGAGGAGAGTAAAGTTATTTATGAAACTCTTCAAAGCGCAGTGGGAAGTTCGCGCAAGCGTAATCCGCAATCACTGAGCGAAGCAGTCAAACGAAACTCTTCAACAACCATTCCTCGCAGAAAAGAGGGAAGGAAAAGTGCTCCACTTAATGATAGGTGGAAGACTTTAGCAGGTATTAAATAATTTATAAGGAGGATTTAAAAATGTCTGTATTAGATAAATTAACTGAAGGCATTGTTAATCGTGACCTCCAGAGGGAAGGTGCTGCACTACTTGAAAAGTGGGAAAACACTGGACTTCTTGAAGGTCTCACTAACGATGCTACGCGACAGAGCATGTCTCGTCTTCTAGAAAACCAAGCTAGGGAACTTCTTCGTGAAGCTTCCGCTATGCATACTGGTGATGTAGAAGGCTTTGCTGCTGTTGCATTCCCAATCGTGCGCCGAGTATTCGGTTCACTCATTGCAAATGACCTTGTGTCAGTGCAACCGATGAGTCTCCCTTCGGGTCTCATCTTCTTCCTGGACTTCCAGCATACCTCAAACCGCTTAGGTTTGAATGCTGACCTAGATGGTATTCAAGGTACTCCCGGTACTGCGAATTCGCTTTATGGCGGCGGCGTCGTCGGTGTGGAAATCACCGGTGGTGTTAACCTTGGTGACGAGAATGTCAGCTTAGGACCTTACAATCTTAATCAGGGCTATTCTTCACCGACTGGTTCTAGCGGAGGCATCGCCGCCGGAACATCCGGCCACGCTTTTGAAACTTGGGCCAACGTCGCCGGCGGACATCACGCTACCAACGCCGGCGTTGTTGCTTCCGGTACATTTGGTGGCAAGCTACCTGGTTCTGATGATGTGCCAGATGGTGTTAACTCTCAAGCTGAGTTCGATGCGCTTTGTCGTTTCGACCCTGATTTCACGTCGGGAACAACCAACGTGTGTGTCATTAGAGTTCCTAATAACTCCGATACTTTCCCGAATCTCAATGAGGCCAATTTGCAAAGCATTGTTGCGAAAGAAGGTACAGATTATGGAATGTCAGGCTCAATGAAGGTGGTTCGTCGTTTGACTCAGTTCAGTGGTTCCAAGAAAGATCACATTCTCTTGTTCTTCGCCACTGATACTACCAATGAGACTGGTTTGCATCAGTATGGTATGGGACTGGCTAGCGCCGCTGACAACCCCTTGAGTCTGCAATACGAATATGCGCTTGCAGACGCTTTCAATAGTACTTCTGTTGCTGCTGGTTCAACCAATGCAGTTGGTGCTGTTGTTGGTCTCGAACCATGGGGACTGGAAAAAGATGAAGGTATCCCTGAGATTGATATCAAGGTAGACAGCGTGTCTGTCACGGCTATCACCAAAAAGCTCAAGGCCAAATGGACCCCAGAGCTTGGTCAAGATCTCAATGCTTACCACAATCTTGATGCTGAAGTAGAACTTACTGGCATTCTCTCTGAGCAAATTGCTCTTGAGATTGACCGCGAGATCCTCGAAGATCTCGTTAAGGGTTCCACTGCTAGCACTTATCATTGGTCTCGCCGACCTGGTAAGTTCCTTGATCGTACCAATGGTCAACCGATTAGTAACCTCAATAATGAGTCACTTCTTGGTGCTGACTTTACTGGTACCGTGTCTGAATGGTATGAGACTCTTGTCGAAACCATCAATGACGTATCCGCTCAGATTCATCGTAAGACGCTTCGAGGCGGAGCTAACTTCATTGTAGTAGGACCTGAAGTCGCCAATATTCTAGAGTTTACCTCTGGTTTCCGTGCTGACGTAACAGGTGATACTGACAGAGGCACAGTTGGTACTATTAAGACAGGTAGTCTTAGCAAGAAATGGGATATATATGTAGATCCTTACTTCCTCAGGAACGTTGTTCTTATTGGTCGTAAAGGTGGTTCGTTCCTCGAGAGCGGATATGTATATGCTCCGTATGTACCTCTCCAGGTCACGCCTACTATCTTTGGTGTAGAGGACTTCGTGCCCCGTAAGGGTGTCATGACTCGCTACGCTAAAAAGATGGTACGTCCTGATATGTACGGTCTTGTTGTAGTTCAAGATCTTCGCGGTTAATACTTAATTAACCTTTTTATCGAAAACCCCAGTTTGACTTAGGTTAGACTGGGGTTTTCTTTTTTCCAAAACTAATTAAGGTAGCTATAGGAGTCTCTATGAATGGCCTATCCTACTCTTTCGCCTTCAAGTACTGTAAGCGCAATTGTTTTACCACAAACAGCGAGCTTAAATGATATTACGACAACAACGTTGCCGTTTAACATATATAGCAATGAAGCATCTCCACTATACTCTGACAATTTTATAACTGGCGCCGTCGATCAAGTTGCTTATACCTATAAAAAGCTTGGTGGAGACATATTAGATATAGAGTTAACAAAAGAAAATGTGTTTGCCGCTTATGAAGAAGCAGTTTTAGAGTACTCATATATTGTCAATATACATCAAGCAAAGAATGTTCTTGGAAGCCTTCTTGGAAGCGCAACTGGAACTTTCGATCACGATGGCAGTCTTGTTGACTCCGATGAACTACCATCTTCGCTATATGGCGAGGACTCAGAAGAACTTGCTTTAAAATTTCCTAAATACAGATTTGAATATTCAAGAAAAGTAACTTTAGGCATCGGAGCGAGTATTGGGGTTGGAGGAGACGAAACAGAATATTCATCATCTTTTAGTACATCTACAAATTCACAAGATTATGATCTTCAAGCCATCATCTATTCTGCCTCTATAGATTCCAGCAATGACAATTCTTCATTTTATAATAAAGTGGGCAAAAAAAGAATCATTGTTAAACAAGTCTATTATAAAACTCCTGCTGCGATGTGGAGATTCTATGGATATTATGGAGGACTCAACACTGTCGGTAACCTTCAGAATTATGGTCAATGGGCTGACGATTCACAATTCCAAATCATTCCGGTTTGGCAGAACAAACAACAAGCAATGATGTTTGAAGACGCAATTTATACGAGAAACTCTCATTACTCTTTTGAAATAAAAGATAACAGGTTGCGGCTCTTCCCATTAACAACAACTTCTGCTCCTGAAAAAATGTGGATCAAGTTTACTGTAAAAGAAGATCCATGGGTAGAGGATGATGACAAATTAAGTGGAACTTCTGGTGTGAACAACATGAATACTCTGCCATTTGCTAACATTCCTTATAGAAATATTAATTCTATCGGAAAACAATGGATACGAAGGTTTTCACTAGCGTTAACAAAAGAAACATTAGGTTTAGTTAGAAGCAAATTTAGCACAATACCCGTTCCAGGAGAATCTGTAACATTAAATGGTGATAGTTTGATCACTCAAGCAACAGCAGAGCAAGCCACATTAAGAGATGAACTTAAAACCGTTCTTGATGAATTGACATATGCCAATTTGGCTGAAAGAGATGCAACTGTCGCAGAATCAGTTAGTAGACTTCAAGAGAGAATTCCTCTTCCAGTGTTTACGGGGTAATATAGAAAGATGTCTAAATGGGAACAACCAACACAGCCACCGCCGCCTCTTTTTGTTGGAAAAAAGGAGAGGGACCTGATAAAACAGGTTAATGATGAATTAATCGAACGTGTCATTGGCCAGCAAATATTATATTACCCCATCAGTTTGGAACATACAGATTTTCATTCAGTTTATGGAGAAGCCATTAATAAAACATTTTTGCCCCCAATTCGTGTTTATGTTTTAGTTGAGTGGGAAGGGCTAAAGACAGAATTTATGAATAATGTTGGTATCGATAAAAGCTCATCACTACTTCTTCATTTCCATAAAAGAAGATTAACAGAAGATCAAGATCTTATTGTTCGAGTTGGGGATTTTGCTCTGTACGGCGATGTTCATTATGAGATTGTTTCTTTAGATGAACCGAAACAGTTCTTTGGTCAGATTGATCATCGTTTTGAGATATCTGCAAGATGTATTCGTGCTCGCGAGGGTTTGTTTGATGCCACCTAAACATAAAAATACAGGTGTTCCAGATCCAAGAGTTGTTCATGAAGAACTTATTGTGCCTTCAACTTTAGAAAAGATTGACGAAGCTTTTTTTGAACATATTGATAAAGTTTTTAATATACATGCGACCACAAACAAAGGATTCAAGAAGGTGCCAACTTTGTGGATGACTGCAGAAAGGTCTTTTCAGATCAAAAACGATCAAAACTTGCGAGACAAGAATGGATCATTAATTCTTCCGATAATGACAATCGAGAGAATCTCAATAGAAAAAAATCCTATAAAAAAAGGTGTTTTTTATGGAAATGTTCCTCCAGTCAACGACGAAAAAGGTGGTTCAATTATAGTTGCGAGAAAGATTAAACAAGATAAGACAAGCAACTTCAAAAGAGCGGACACTTATCGCTTGTTTGGCCAATTAAATTATCCATTTAAAAACGATAAAATTGTTTATCAGACAGTTACTATTCCAATGCCTGTACCACTGCTGATAAACTATGCAATTACTCTCAAGACTGAGTATCAACAACAAATGAATGATCTGTTGACTCCATTCGTTGTGAGGCCTGGAAATATTAATCATTTTGTAATTAAAAAAGACAAACACTTATATGAAGCGTTTGTTCAGCCAGCTTTCGCACAAACTAATAATATGTCGACTCTAGGAGAAGACGAAAAAACTTATCAAACAACTGTTAACATAGAAGTTCTAGGTTATTTGATTGGTTCAGGTGATAATCAAGATCAACCAAAACTTGTAGTTCGTGAAAATGCTGTCGTTGTAAAAATACCTAGAGAAAGAGTAATCAATAAAGATGAACCAGAGCACGATGATGATTCA